GTATACAACGCTATATTAGAAAGGGTAATAGATGGAGACACCATAGATGTGACTCTTGATTTAGGCTTTGATGTCAAACTACACAAACAAAGAGTAAGACTTGCAGGAATAGATACACCTGAAAGTAGAACTAGAAATTTACAAGAAAAAGCATTAGGACTTAAAGCCAAAGACAGGTTGATAGAACTATGCGTAGGCTCATTTAAAATACAATCATTAGGAAAAGGTAAATATGGCAGAATACTTGGCATCCCTTATACAGAAGATAGCGAAGATATTTGTGCAATGCTTATTAAAGAAGGACACGCAGTTGAATACTGGGGTGGCACTAAAACAGCCAAAGTTCGTGAAAATGGAACATGGGGAGAATAGTATGAAAATATCAAAAGAAGGCTTATCACTTATTAAAAAGTTTGAAGGCTGTAAATTAGAAAGCTATTTATGTGCTGCAGGAGTTCCTACTATTGGATATGGCTCAACTAAAGGCATAGAAATGGAAATGACTATTTCACAAGAACGTGCTGAAGAATTACTTTTAGAAGACATAGAGGTGTTTGAAGCTGAAGTAAGTAAAGCTGTAGAAGTCCCACTTCATCAGCATCAATATGATGCATTGATTTCGTGGACATTCAATCTTGGTGGAGCAAACTTAAATGCTTCAACTATGCTTAAAGTTTTAAACAGTAGTGCTTATGAAGACGTGCCACATCAAATGAAAAGATGGAATAAGGCAGGTGGAAAAGTTTTAGAAGGATTAACAAGAAGAAGATTAGCTGAAGCATTACTATTTGAAGGTAATGACTGGGAGCATGTTTAGATCAAGATATGAGCCTATGCTCTATTTTGCAGTTGCAATAATAATTTTATACATAATAAATATATGGCTTTAAGTAAAACACAAACAAAAAGACTTGGAGGAATCCTTACAATAATGTTTGGGGATGACATACCTAGTGATTTATTAACGAATTTAATAACTGATGGTTATATAGTTGTTAATGGGCAAAGTTATGAACTTACTGATAAAGGCAAAGATGAAAAGAATCGTCTATGTACTTTAGCAGGTCTTAATATTATGTATTCTTCAGAGAAGAAATAAACTTTAAAATAAACAATATATCTTGTTTTTCTTTTAGTATTTTCTTTATAACCTTCAGTTCTTGTTCTGCTTGTTTTACTTTTTTATCAATACTCAATTAACAAACACCTTTTCTTCTAATTTCTTAAATCCCCACATTTTTCTAAAGGTTAGTTCTGCATCATCAAAATTAAGTTTACCTTCTTTATACATTTCTCTTTCCATGCAGTTAGCTACATACCATCTATCAAAGTTCACGCTATAAGATGCGTGGTCATCATATAAAAATTCATTCATCTTTACCCCCTTTTTTATTTAAAATCTCACTAAGTCTAAGTAGTAAAATTTTGTGCTGTTCATAATTTAGCACTGATTTATCATGCATTTCAACTATTTGTTTATGAACATCTATTGCCATTTGATGAATAACCAATTTATGATTAACTGGTTTTTTTCTGTAATCATCTAAATTTACTACTTTACTCATTATCTTTTTTATCCTCTATCATGTTGTTATGCATGTTTATCCAGTCTATATCTTCTTCTACTATTTTCTTATCAGCTAAATAAAATAACACTCCACATGTTTCTCTCCACTTTCTATCAAGAAAGCTATCTATTTTTCTAAGTAGTTTTTTCATATATATTTTTTTCCATGTTTATAAGTTCTATAAAAGTTTCTATTTTATTATCTTTATTTCTTCTAGTTCTTTTTTTTAAATAAAATCTATAAATGTATTTACCTTTTTTTTTGTTTAATGTAATCATTTCATCAAGTGGCAGTATCACTGGCTTCTCCTTTGTTGATTTCTATTTTTGTAAACATACCAAACTCATTTTGTATGCGTTGCTTTGCAATATTAATATATTCAGGATTAAGTTCTAGCATGATTGAATCACGATTATTGCCTTCTGCTAGTATTCCTGTTGTTGCACTGCCACCAAAAGGGTCTAAGACAACCCCACGTTTAGTTTTATTTGTATCACAATCGCATTGCTTTTCTAACCCTAAATCTGATGTTTTTGTATAACCTGCATCAGCTTTACCATTAATATCTTTATAACTGCCTTCATATTTATTTGGTCTGTATCTAACATCACTTACAGGCAATTCGTTTCTTAAAACTCTTTTAGAAATAACTTTTCTAATATATGGTTGATTACATATAATACATACTTTTTCAGGGCATCCTGCTAATACACATGGCTTAATTAAATCCATTGGAAATGTTGCAAAGTGTGCATCTTTAAATGGTTTAGTTGTTACTGTCCAAACAGAACGCTTGTTTTTCTTTTCATCTATAGTAACAAACGATTGTTGTGCTAGATTATCAGCACCTTCAGTTCTCTTACCTTCATATCTAATATTACCTTTATCACTTCTACTGTCTTTACCATAATATTTTGAATTTTCTTTAATCGCTTCATTGTCATAATAATACTTGGAACTTTTTGTTAATAAGAAAATATACTCATGTGCTTTAGTGCAACGATCTGTAACACTTTCAGGCATGGGATTTGGTTTGTGCCAAATAATATCCTGTCTCAAATACCAACCATCCTGTTGTAAAGCAAACGCTACTCTCCAAGGTATGCCAACCAAGTCTTTATTTTTTAAACCTTGACCAGTCTTATTAAATACACCCTCTCTTTCAGTTCCATATCCTGCTCTACCATTATTAGATGCTCTTGAATTATTACCTGCATAGCTATCTCCAAGATTAAGCCATACTGTGCCATCATCTCTAAGAACTCTTTTAATTTCGCTAAACAATGTGACTAAATTTTGTACAAACTCTTCAGGACTTTCCTCTAATCCAAGTTGTGCATCTTCATCATAATCACGCAAACCCCAATAAGGTGGACTGGTGACGCAAGTATTAATACTCTTATCTTCAAGAGATTTTACTGTTTGTAGACAGTCACCTTGTATTATTTTAATCACTACCCTATTGCTCCTTGTCTATAGTCATCAGCTTGTTCTTCTTCTTTAAGCCTTATATATCCATGTAGGACACTTTCAGGTGTCTCTCCTAGCGTTTTATTAAACAGCCTACGCCTTTCTATTATGTTAAGTAATTCATTCTTAGAACGCATATACTCCCATACTTCCATTTCGCCTAGTTCATCATTTAATTCTTGTACTTGTTCTTTGTTATAAAACATTATGAAACCCCTTGTGATTGTTTCTTAGCAACTCTGTAATTATCACTAGATATTATTTTAGTTTGAAATCCTTGTTTCTTAAATTTCATGCACTGGTCATCAATCATCCCATATTGATTAGAACGCATCCTTTGAAACCAATCCTTGTCGGTTGGTTTCTTGATATATAGATGGAATGTTTTAGTGTTTTGATTTCCTACTATCTTAGTCATTATGCTACCCTCACTTTTTTTAAGCCTTCTTCTTTTGCGACTTCAGGAAACTTTACCCATAAAGTTTTGGCTATTTCTTTTTGAAATTCTTTCATAATCTTAGTTCCTGTACGACCTGCTAAAGTGCGTACTGTAAAAGATTTATGAAGTATAGATATAAGCTCTTGACTATTTTTTGTATGTAAGTCAATAGAATCTATTTTTGTTTTTAAGTCTGTTTTATTTATCATTTTATTTTTCCTTACTCTGTGAGTATCAATTTATTATGTAATAAGTATAACTCCATAATGGAATATATACAAGTGTTTGAAACTAAAAAATTTAACATACTTACAGACAACAATTAAGCGAAAAATAAGAACAGTTGCGAACTGGATATTTCTCTAGATTTTTATCTAAGTGGAAGCTATCCAATCATGTCAAAATTTAGGATGAATTAACTCTCTTATTCTACAGGAGTCCTAAATCACACAGTGTACATCTTACTTGCGTACAGGTTTTTCACCTTCTACTCAAATTCTTATAATGGTCTTTCGTGCCTAGTTGCGATATTTTGCTAATTGACTCACTCTTTCGGAGCTTTCAAAAGGATGTTTAATATCCATCAAAATGCTTACTTACCCACAGTATTACTACTATTTTTTTCAGAGGACATACTACACATCAGCACAACCTACTTTAATTTGGTTCGTCTCCATGTATACGCTGTGGAACTCATTTAATCCACCCACAAGTTTTACCTCATGTTCATACCGAATTGCTCATTTTAAAAACTCCTGCTTAAAGCCGAAGATGGGTTTCATGTATCTTTTCGTATTAGTCCATATTACACCAAGCCTAATTAGTCTCTTTGTCACATCTAAGATATGCTCAAGCCTTCACTTGGTAGGAATCTTTTTTCCTCTATCCATTCAAATTTGATTTTTACTTTCTTATGTAATTAACATAATTAATAAATAAAAATTTATTTAATTGTTGTTTGTAAATATGTTCAATATGCTTTACAGAACAGGTAGCCACATAGTTTGCCTTTGGACTGGGAAACCCCTAACTAGCTATAAACTAGCAGGAGTTGTTTGCAGTTGAGTCAACATTGACAAAGTTGTACACCCTTGCACTAATCAGACATAAAGTTCAGGAACTGGTCATCTACTTTATGTACCCTTTCAGACTACTCTTAATACTTACAGCGTTTTGCAAATTGCTGTGTTCTTAGAATCTCTGCTCTGTAAAGCACATTGAATTTTTTTAGTTTAATCTACTCTGAAACAACTAAGCGAACATATGGTTCTTAACTTTGTAGAAGTGAGGTTAAGGTCTGTTTAGTGTCGTTTTAACTCTCCAAGCTCCCGACATACATATATTATAATACGAAATGGAATATATATGCAAGTCTTTTTTAAACTTTTTTTTAATTATTTTTAAAAGGGTAAATCATCTTCTCTATCTTCATCTATCCAGTTCTGATTGCCTTCATATAATTGTTCAGCATATTCTTGTCCTGCTGTTTTTCTAAAACCATAGTATTCAAAAAACTTAAACTCATTGCCAAACT